GCCAAGTCGGCCAGCTTGTCGTTCACCGGCTGCAGGGCCTCGGCCAGAATCTCGCCCGGGATGCCGTCGGGCGACAGCGCATCGCCGATCGCGGACCAGGCCAGTACATCCTGGTGGTACTGCGCGGCGTTCGCGGTGCGCTCCGTGGCGCTGGTAGCCGCGCGCTTGGCGTTGAGCAGCTGCTGCACGCGCTCGTCGATCGCCTTGCGTTCGGCGCGGAGCGCTGTGACCTTGGCGCGCGCGGCTTCCACGTCGGCGGGCTGGACTGCCTCGGGCGCGGTGCCGGCCTGCAGCTGCTCAGCCGCCGCTTCGGCTGCGGCGATGTCTCGCCGGTCGTTTTCGACGCTGCGCGCCATCAGGTCGCGGGCTTCGATAGCTTTGGGCAGCGCGGCGGCCGCCTCGATATCGCCGGCTGCGCCGACCTTGCCGTACTGCCGCTCATAGGTCGCCAGCACCTCTTTGATATCCAGGCCAATGCCGAAGGCTACGTTTTTGGACGCCTCAGATGCCCAGAGCTGCGAAAGGCAGCGCGCCAGGTCGTGAACCAGTCCCTCGCGCGGCCCAGTTCCCGCCTTCGCCTGCAGCGCGTCTACGCGCGCGGCAAGCTTGCCGTGCTCTTCCTGGTCAAATTCCAGTTTCTGGCGCAGCGCCGGCAACCGGGCGGCCTTGGCCTGACGTGCCGCCAACTGGTCGCGGGCAGCCGCATAGGCGGTGGCCTTTTGCTCCAGGGCGCCCAAGGACTGCGCGGTCGCGTCGATACGGCTGTCCAGCGCGGTCAGGTCGGTGCGCGCCTTGTCCAGTGCGGTCTGGTCGAACGGTGGGATTTCGGCCTGCCAGCCCTCGGCCTTCTGGCTGCCCCACTGTTCGCCTGTGGCGGTCTTCCAGGCGCCCTTGGCCTCAGTCGCCTGCCCCTTGGCAAATTCCGCCCCGCCGGCAAAGCCGGTGCGCAGGATGGGCTTGATCTGGGTGACGAGCGGGGCAGCGCAGCCGCGCGCCAACAGGCGGCGCTCGATCTCGTCGGCCTTGACGTTGGTCCCGGTCAGCGCGAACAGCAGGCTGCGGCGCTCGTCCGGCTTGGCCGCGGCGAAGCGCTCCGGTGCCAGGACAAACGGCAGTGCGGGCGACTGGGGCACCAGGTCTTCGCCGGATTGCGCGCCTTTGGGCAGGCTGACACCGACGGAGCCTTCGTCCAGGTCCAGCGTGACGGCGCCCAGCTTCGCGCCATCGCTGACCAGGGCGCCGTACTCCTTCTTCAGGCCCACGCGCTCGGGCGTGCCCAGCAGCGCCAGGCGCACGGCCTCGGCAATGCTGGACTTGCCGGCGCCGTTCAGGCCGGCGATCAGGGTGGCCGGCGTGCGCAGGTCCAGGTCCACGGCGCGCGCGCCCTGGAAGTTCTCGGTGGTGATTCGATTGATTCGCATGGTGGCTCCTTATGCGCGCAGCTCACGGCTGCCGCTGTGCGTCATGGCGGACACCAGGCCGGCCGTTTCCATGGATTCAAGGAGACGGGCGGCGCGGTTGTAGCCGATGCGCAGATGGCGTTGAACAAGGGAAACAGAGGCGCGGCGGTGCTTGCGGACAACCATGACGGCCTCCATGTAGAGCGGGTCGACGGCGCCGTCGGCGTCACCGTCGTCACCTTCGAGCGCAAGTTGGCCTGGCGCCGCCGTCGCGGCAGAGTCCTGGATCTGCTTTTCGCCGCCGAGGGCGTAGACCAGTTCGGCGAGCAGCTTGACGATCTCGCCAGCCATTAGCAGGAACTCCGCATCGAATACCTCGGCGTCCGTGTCTGCGGCGGGGTGGTTCTCCTTCAGCAAGTCCAGCGGGCGAATCTTGCGGATGTCCAGATCCTCGGTCAGCTCGAAGGAGATTCGATCGTTCCAGGTCATGGCCAAGCGCGTGCACTGCTTGCCGCCTTGGATATGGCGGCGCACTTCGTCGGCGTCGATCGAGTGATGGACGTAGCGCACGACCGCAGCGCTGGCGCCCGAGGCGCGCAGTTCGGCGTCCTGGTCGATGGTGAAGTTGTCGGGGGCCTCGTCACTGGCCAGCCAGCCGGTCATCGCGGACGCCGGCGATTGCGCCACGTACAGGTTTTCGATCGGGAACGGGTCGACGCACTTAGCCAGCAGGCCGATGACGGTGTCCGCTTTCGTGGGCGTGCTGGTATCGATGATCAGCCAGCGCTCGATCGGATCTATCCAGAGGCGGATATCGTCATATTGCGTCAGGGCCGTGGGCAGCTTCTCGTCAATGATCGCGTCGCGGATCTCTTTTAGTTGCTTCTTGCCGGGCTTGTAGCCTTGCTGCTGTTCGATTTCCAGGGCGCGTGCGGTCGTGGCTTGGGCGATTGCCTTGCCCGGCAGTAGCTTGGCTTCGATGCGCAGCGTCAGCAACAGTTTGCCGCTAACCGCGTGTACCAGGTCTGCGCCCTCGCGGGGCGCCACCCAGCCGATGGACTGCCGTTGCAGCTGGCCGGCGGGCACGTATGCATGCGCCTCCAGCGCTTCATTCAGACGTTCCAAATTCCAGAAGGGCGAGGCGGACGTGATCCGGTAGATTTTGGCGTTCTTGAACATGACGGCCTCTTATTCCGGCGCGGCCACGCGGCGGCGCGGGGCACGCTGCTGAGCATTGGTCAGGGACAGGCGCAGCTGTTGGTAGAGCTGCGTCAGGCGCTCGCGTTCGCCTTCGTCGGCAACGTCGCGGATGAAGTCCGCCGCGACGTCCAGGACCTCGATGTCCTTTGCGGCGCGTAGCCGCTCTTCGACCTTGGCCGGGTCAACCTCCGGAACGTCGGCGACCTGGGGGCTGTCTGCCGGCTCGTTGTCTCCCTGGCGGACGTGGCCGGCCGGATCGGATTCCGCAGGGGTGCCCGCTGCCGCGCCCTGCGCCGGGGTGACGACGTCGGCTTGGACCTGCGGCTGGGAGGCGCCTCTGGCGCCCCGCGTGTCGCGGGCCTCGACGTCGGTGATGTCAGCGGCCGCCGGCTGACGCTGGGTCTGCGCAGCGCCGGCGCGTAGCTCGTCCACGTTCACGCTGATCGTGCCGTCCGGGCCGGTGGTAGCCTCGATGATGTCCTGCGCTTCTTCGACCGTCTGCAGGCCCATAAGCAGCTCGGGCGCGTACAGCTTGCCGAAGAAGCTGGCGGTGCGGTAGCGCAGCATGACCTCGTCCATGGTCTGCCACTTGCTGCCATTCTTCGTGTACCAGCCTTCCAGCACGGCCATTTCGATAGACACGGCGGGCGACTCGATCACCTCGCCCGTTTCCTTCTCGATAGCCCAGGCCACGCACACCTTGTCGTTGATCTTGACCTTCTCGACCTTGGTGTGCCGCTGGTTGTTTTCCCAATAGGTCGACTTGAATTCGATCTCGCGTTCGCCGCGGCTCTCGATGCGAAAGCGCAAAGGCGAGAACCGGCCGCAGCCATTGATGGCCGCGATGATCCACTGCGAAGACCAGGACGGGCGGCCTTCGACGATGTACAGGTTCTGCATCACCATCAACGGGTCGGCGCCCATGCGTTGCGCCATGTTCAACGCGACAACGGAGTTGGCCAGCGCGTTGGGGTTCTCGCGGCTTTCCTTGACGTTGCCGAAGCGGTCCAGTTTCTCAATGGTCTGGCGATACGCCACCGGAACCAGGGTGCTGCTGGACAGCAGGCGCGCTGCGCGCTGCATAAGTTCGAAGCCCTGGAGGCTGCCGAAGCCTGGGGCCACAATGGGCATCTGAGCCTCCGGTGCGGCGCGCAAGCTCTGAACGGTTGCGGTCTGGGTCGTCATGTTCAACGTCCTTTGGTCTGTTGAGCGCGGTAATCCGCGGCGGTGGCAATGGAAATGGTCTGGCGTTCGTCCGGCTTGGCCTCGGTGTCGTACTGCTTGACCTGGCTGGCCATAAATTCGGCCGGGTCCCAAGCAAGGTGCTGGGTGATGACGGGCGGGCGTTTGCCATTGGGATCGGTACGCCGGACGAACACATCGCGGCTGACGGGGTGCAAGGACATGCGGGCTCCTACTGATGGAAAAGGCAGGTGGACCAGCGCGCGCAGTACTTCTCGCTGCAAAGGACGCTGGAGGGGTTCGGGGGAAAGAGGCCGGTGCGAAACATTGCGGCGGCGTGCTGAAGCAAGCCCGGGCGGTCTTCTTCGCCGACCATGACGCGGCGGGCGTCAAAGATCGGGCTGACTGCGGTTTCCGCTGTGGCACCGGTGGAAAGGGCGATGATCTGGGCGCCGACGGTGCGGACGTTCTTCGTGTGCTCGTACATCAGCTGATACGTGCCGGTCTGCGCGGCATGGCCGCGGGTGACCGCCTTGCCCTCGGCGATGATCCGCGCGCCAGTCTTGACGTCCGGAATTACGATCCCGCCTTCAGCTTCGGCCACGCGGGCACGGTCCATCGTGCCGGTCAGGCGCACGGTCAGGCCGTTGCCGCAATCAATGGCGAGCGGCTCCAGCTGTGTCTCCACGTCGATGTAGTGGAAGCGCGGCGCCACGTCGGCGCAGTAGCGCACCAGCAGCGTCAGAGCGATGCGTTCCGCGTCGCGGATAGACAGCTTGTCCGCCGCGCGGTCGACCTCAAAGGCCGGGTTGTGCAGTTCGTCCACCAGCACGCCGGCGGCATCGTCCGGCGAGCATTCAGTGCCATCCAGGCGGGCGCGGTCATATGCCGCGGTACCGGCGTGTACGGCCGTGCCCAGCAGCGCGCGCATACCGGAGGGCTTCTTCATGCCCAGGATGTGCGTGGCTTCCCAAGCGTGGGCGCAGTCGAACAGGCGGCCCCAGCTGGAGGCGCGGACGGTGAAAATCTTGGGTTCCATGTGAATGACTCCAATCAGCGCGTGGCGTGATGTTGTGCCGCGGTCGCGTGGGTCACTCCGGCGTCCAAGGTCGGCCCGAGCGCGCCAGTCAGGGCCGCAAGGAAAACCACGCCGCCGATGACGGCCGCGAGGTAGCTGACGGCATCGAGATCGGTGCCGGCGCGACGTGCGCGCCTCCAGATAGCGAGCAAGCGGCGGGCGCTCATGCTTCCCTCGCGTAGTCGGTGTCTGGCACGATGACGACGTCGCCATGGATCGGGCGAGCCTCGCCGCGCGATGACTCATAAAGATGCGACGCCGTGGCATTGATGCGCAGGCCTTTGGCGGCGGCCGATTGGTCAACCAGCATGGCGTGTTGCCGATGGCCAAGACTGACGATTTCAAGGTCGTCGGCGCCGAGCATCTGGCGAACGTCGATCAGCGCGTGCGGGCCGTGAAGTTCGATATCCGTTCCGTCGGCGCGGACCAGTTTGCGGGTGGGCTTCATGCGCGGGTCTCCAGCTCGGCGTCAAGCGCGGCCTGGGCGAGCTGTGCCAGCTCGGCGTCACGGTCCGCCTGACCCGTGGCGCCACCGGCAACCTGCGCCAGTGCGGTGCGCAACCGGGCATTGGCGAGGCGCAATTGGTGATTCTTCGCCTGCAGCACCGCTTCACTGACCATCTTGGGTTGGTCATGCTCGGATACGACGAAGGGGCGGCCCAGCAGCGCTGCTTCGGCGCGGCTGGCTATCCAGCGCAGGCGACGGGTCTGCGTTGAGCTAGCGCGGGCGGTGCGCATGATGTGATCCAGCGCGTCGTGCAGGATCAGCTCGTTTGCGGCAAGAAGGGTAGGGGCGTTCATCGCGGGTGGTTCTCCAGAATGGGCGCGGCGGCGCGGATCTGCCGGCTAGGCATGCAGGTGAAATCGACGCGGGTGCCGAACGGGAAAACCGCCAGCACGTCGAGACATTCGGCTTGGGTTGTGAACCGCTCAATGACCATGACCGGCGGCCGGTTGTGGGTGGCGGGCAGGAAGGCCAGGAGGACCCAGAGAGTGGCGGCGGTCATACGCGGCGGCCCCCAAGTTCGAAGCGGCAGACTTCGCCGGCGCGGTGAGCCTGGGCTTCGGTGAACATGGCGAAGTGGCAGATTGACTTGGCGATGCCCAGCGCTTGCGCTAACCAGGCGTACGCTGCGCTCCTGTCATTGCCAAAGCGCGCTGCGGTCAGCCTTTGAAAGGCCGCTTTGGCTTCCTTGCGTGCTGCGACGGTCGCGCGATCGGCCATGATGCCCAGCGGCAAATCCGTGTCTGGATGAAGCCCCACGTAGGCTTGGCATTGCGTGCATCGATACACGAAGGGCCAGTCGCCGAAGGAGTGGCCGTTGTAGATTTCGCTGTTGTTGGTCAGCTTTACCGGCCCGCCACAGCAGTGGCAGGCCTCCGGCGGCTCGATGCGATCGCGCACGCGCGCCAGGGAGCGGCGCGAGACATGAGGGAGAGGGGCGGGTGCCTGCAGCTTGGTCTTGCTCCGGCTGCGCGGGTCCACGCCGAGGACGGAAACGGTCATGCTTGTGCCCTCCAGGGGTCGGTGCGACGGCGATAAGCGGCGAACGCGTCAATGGCGCGAGCCATCGCGTACGCAACTGTGAAGAAGGAGAGGGCGGCGATCATTTGCGCGCCTTCCGCCGTGCGACGATTGCGTCGCGTACGGCTGCGCCAACGACCAATACGCCTACGATCAAGAAGCCGAGCATCAGGCTGGCCCCCGGTCGGCGCCGGCGGCGCGCTCAATCAACAGGCGCGCGCGCTGCAGCAGCTGCTCCTGCAAGGCCTTCACACCAGGCGCGCCAGCGCGGTGGTCGAAGGGCCATTTGCTAAGGGCGACGAGTGCTACGCCTAACGCGGCTTCCGGAGCCAGATCGCACTGGAGGGTTTCGGCCCACCAGTCGAGGCCCTCGCCGAACGCGCTACGGCTACGGCCGGCGAACAGGTCGCACAGAATTCCGATGACCTGGTCGTCCTGAATCTCTGGAATCGTGACCACGGCTTCACGCGCCAGGTGGCCGTGATCTGCAACGCGGCTCGCATCGTCGCGGGCGTTGAAAGTTGGTGCGGTGTATGCGGCTTGCATGGCAACCTCTAAATTTGCGTGTTACGCATATATAGAAGTGCATGATACGCAAATTCAGAAATGCGTCAAGCGCATATTTGCGTGCGTGCAAAAAAAAACCGCCTGTTAGGGCGGTGTCTTATGCGGGGGAGTGCGCCTGGCGGCGACTGCGCGGTCTGGGGCGAGCGTTAACGGCGCTTTCTGTACCGGCGGTGCTCAACCATCGTACCGATGATTTGGATCGCCGATATGTCTGATCGAAGCGAGGGGTAATCCGGGTTGAGGGGGACAAGTTCGAACACGACAGCGCCGCGTTCGGTAACGCCCCGGGGCCGATACTTCTTGAACGTGGCCTCGTGTTCGCCGTTCTTTGCGACCACGAAGTCGCCTGGCAGCGGGTCGACTTCCGGGTCTATGACAACGATGTCGCCCTCATTGAACGATTCTTCGTTGGTCGGGCTATACATCGAGAGCCCTTTGATTCGTAGGGCGAAAGCGGTACGCGAAAGGTCCAGATCTGTCAGCAACCAGTCGTCAGGTTGGGAACTCGGGTAGGGCACTACGCATTCCGTTAGAGCGCCGGCCTGCACATAGCTCAGCAAGGGAATGCGCCGGCTGCCGATGGCGGCCGTTTGTACATTGGAATCATCGCTTTCCCCGGAAAAAAGCTCGGCCACTGAGCAGCCCAGCGCGGCCGCGACCTTGGCCAGCATGTCGTCGCTAAAGCCTTGCTTGCCTCGCTCGAGGCGTGAAACGTTGCCGACATCGCTTCCGATGCGGTTCGCAAGTTCCAGGATCGTCCAGCCCAACGCCTTGCGTCGGCGGCGAATGTTCTCACCCAAGTTCATGGCCAGATTGTCGTGTCCGAACTGCGTGTGGCGCAAAGCGCCTTGCGCATATTGCGCAAAGTTAATAATATGCGTCACACGCATAATTTATGGACTGATTCGATGACCACTCCTTTGCGCATGGCGCGCGAGCAGCGCGGCCTGACCATTCAGCAGGTTGCCACTTCGGTCGGCATCGACCCCGGCAACCTTAGCCGCATCGAGCGCGGCAAGCAGGTGCCGTCCAAGGATCTGGCTGAAAAGCTGTGCCAGGTGTTCGGCGGCGAGGTGACCGAAACCCAGATCATCTATCCCGAGCGGTTCGTCCGGGCAGCTGCGGTGAGCCATGCCTAGGAAATTCGTTAGGCACCGCAGCGATTGGCCGCCGCTGCGCGGGGGTCAGTGGCGCGTTGCCGGCACCCCGGGCACGGGTTCAACGTCGAGCCGTGTGTCGCTTTCCAGACACAGCCGATCGAACACAGCGCGGACGGTCGCCTCGTCCGCATCGCCCAACACCGTGTCGGCAATTCCTTTGGCAATTCTCAGCAGCGCCAGCGTGGCCTGGGCTGCGCCGTCTTCCATCTTCATTCCCATCGTGCACCCCTCGGTCTGCTCGTCTGGTGGGAATGTAACTGCCCGGAGTATTTGACGCATGCGACATGAATCGCACAAATCCTTGATCGCCGTTATGCGTGATCACACCTCGGCCTGGCGCAAGTCCCTCGACTGGTCCAGGGAGACGATGGCCGACACCATCGTCAAGGCACATGAGGGCCTGAATGGTCCGGCCGTGACGGGCATCCGGTTTGAGCCGCCAACCGGCGACACGTTTGCCCGCATGAAGGCAAATGCCGACCGGGTATCGCGCTGGCTGGATGACGAGAGCAAAGACAGCAACCTCTTGCCAGCCAACTTTTTGCCCTCGGTGCTGGCGGCCATGCCGCATGACCGGCGCCGGCATTGCGTCGATGACCTCTTGCGCCCGCTTAACTTGGCCGTGCGCACGCTGGCCACCGAAGGCGCCGAAACCTTGTGCGTCGGGCAGTTGGCCAACGTGTTGCGTGAGCAGGCCGAGGCAAGCGCCGCGCTTGCGGCATTGCTCGACGGCCAAGCGACCAAGGAGGAACTCATTCAGGCCCACCGCGAAACCTCGGAATCCATCGTCGCGCTGCGCCAAGCCCGCGCGACGGTAGAGCGACAGATGGCAGCCGCTGGCATGCAGATCCCTGCCAAAGAGGCGGACCCGTCATGATCCAGGCCGACATCAATCACTTTCACCTGTTCGCTGGCGCCGGTAGTGGGGCGGCCGGGATGCAAGATGCGGCGCCCGCCATTCCGGGGCTGCAGGGCCGCATGGTTTGCGTGGGCGGGATGGACGTAGATCCCGCGGGTGCCGAAGATTTTTACCGCTTCACGGGTGTGCGCTGCACGGTGCGCGATCTGTTCAGCCGCGACCAGTACGTCGCGTTTCATGGGCATGAGCCGCCTGCCGCTTGGGTCGAAGCGCTGCCCGAGGATGTGCGCGCAGCAGCTGGCGGTCGCCGCCCGAATATCGTGTTCCTGTCCGCACCCTGCAAAGGCTTTTCCGGCCTGCTGTCGCAGAGCCTAAGCCTGACCGCCAAGTATCAGGCGCTCAACGCGCTTACGCTGCGTGGCGTCTGGCTGATGCTGGAGGCGTGGAAGGATGACCCGGTCGAGGTCATCCTGTTCGAGAACGTGCCGCGCATCGCTACGCGCGGGCGCCACTTCCTGGACCAGATCATCCAGCTGCTGCGCCACTATGGCTATATCGTGCGCGAAACCGCTCACGATTGCGGCGAGCTGGGCGGCCTTGCGCAGAGCCGGAAGCGCTTCCTGCTGATCGCGCGGCACGCTGACAAGGTGCCGGCTTTCATCTACGAGCCGCCCAAGCGCCCGCTGCGCGCCGTTGGCGAGATCCTGGGCCGCATGCACCTGCCGGGCGACCTGCGCGCCGGCCCCATGCACCGCATCCCGAACCTGAGCTGGAAGACCTGGGTGCGGTTGGCCTTCGTAGAGGCTGGCAGCGATTGGCGCAGTTTGAACAGGTTGGCGATTGAGGATGGATGCCTGCGTGACTACCTGATCGTGCCGGAAATGCATCGTGGCGCGCTGGGTGTGCACGGCATGGGCGACATCGCGGGCGTCATTGGCGGGCGGAGCTATCCGCTCAATGGCGCGTTCTCAGTCGCGGACCCGCGCGCAGCGACCGGCGCCGCGCAATACAGCCAGTTCGGCGTCATGCGGATGGAAGACACCGCCGGAGCAGTCATTGGCGTGAAGTCCCCGGGACAGGGCGTTTTCAGCGTTGCTGATCCTCGCCATGCCGGACCGGCCAAGCACAGCAACGAATTTCGGATTGTGCCGTTCGACGCGGTGGGGCGCGCCGTAACCAGTGCGCACGGCACCGGCCAGTGTGTGGCTGATCCACGCCCTGGGTGGCCAGACGCTGCCCACGGCAACAAGCTGGCCATCACCGCCTTCCACGACGCCGCCAAGACCGTGACCGGCGCGCGCTTCGGCAGCGGTGGCCTGTGCGTCGCGGACCCGCGCGGCGGCGGCGGGCATAGCAAGTACGCCGTGACGGAATGGGACGGCGCCAGCCGAACCGTCATATCGGGCAGCACGACCGGGCAGGGCGCCTTCGCCGTTGCAGATCCGCGACCCGGCTTGGCTCGCGAGCGTGGTGACCACTACCTCACGGCGGGGCACTACGGTGTGGCCGCCTGGGACCGGAACATCGGCGCCGTGTCGGCGTCCGCTTGCCACGATAACGGCGCCTGGTCCGTTGCCGATCCGCGGCCGCTGCCGGCGGCCGACGATAAGCTGGCCTGCCGCATCCTCTCGCTCGATGGCACCTGGCATCGGCCCTTCACCACGCTGGAGCTGGCCGCCCTGCAGAGCCTGTACGACCCCGACGACTACGCCGAGGCAGAAGAGCGCGGCGAGGTTTTCCAGATGGATGGCACCGCGGATAGCGCGCACCGTGAGCGCATCGGCAACGCGGTGCCGCGAAAGGCGGCGAAGGCCATGGGCGAGGTCATCGGCCAGGCCATACTTCTGGCGCGCACGGGCGAATCGTTCCAACTATCGGCGTCGCCTATCTGGGTGCGGCCTATCGCGACGGCACTGGCCGTGCGCGGCGGGGAGGGCGTATGACCTGGTCCGAGACTGCTATCGCCCGCGCGCTGGCGCGGCAGACGTTTAACCGGAAGTATCTCGTTGTCGTGCCGAACTGCAATTGGACTGGCCACGAATGCGACCTGCTGGTGGTGACGGAGAACCTGCGGATCATCGACGTCGAGATCAAAATCAGCCGCGCCGACCTGAAGGGCGACGCCAAGAAGGACAAGTGGTGGCATCGCCAGTATGTGGGCAACCCTCGCACAGTTGAGAAGCTGGACCAGGGCGGCCGGCTCCAGAGCCGCCGCCGCATGTACGCGCAGCATTTCGAACTGAGAGAGTGGCCCCGCCAAGTCTGGAAGCACTACTACGCGCTGCCTGCTGAGATATGGAAGGACGAATTGCTGGATTGCCTTGGCTCCCCTGCTTCTGGCGTGCTGTTGCTGACGAATGAAGGCGGGCAGGTGAAGGCCCGCGTTCGACGTGCGGCCACCCCCAACCGCGACGCGAAAATCATCAGCCCGGCGGCAGCGGTGGATATCGCACGCTTGGCCAGCCTGCGAATGTGGGACGCCTACGCGCGGCTCGAGCAAAGGAACGCGGCATGATGGATCTTCAACAGCTGCCCGCGCCCTTGACCCCCCAAGATTGCAACCTGCGCGGTCTGCCTTTCATGCCGCTACATACCGAGCGGCTGCTGGACAGCGACATGATGGCGCTCTCCACCGGCGAGGAGTTCAAGACCGCCTTGCGGCTGTGGTGCAAGAGCTGGAACCAGGAGCCCGCGGCGTCGCTACCCGACGATGACAGAATCCTTGCCCACCTCGCCGGCAAGGAGTTGCCCGCATGGCGCAAGGTAAAGGACATGGCCCTGCGTGGCTTCGTGAAATGCGCCGACGGCCGCCTTTACCACCCGGTGATAGCCGCCGAGGCGATCAAGGCCATGGCGAAGCGAGAGGAGCACCAGGCGGCGAAGGAAGGCGACAACGACCGCAAGCGCGAAGAGCGGGAAGACCGAAAACTGTTGTTTGCGGCGCTGCGTGAAATCGGGGTGATTTTGCCCGCGAAGGGCACGACGACGTCACATCTGCGCGAGGTGGCGGCGTCACGCGGGCTCACTCTAACCGTCACGGCGGGTCACAAAGGTGTCACTGTGACACCAATAGGAAGTCACGGAGAAAGTCACGCGGGTGTCACGGCTAAGACAGGGACAGGGACAGGGACATATAAAAAAGAAGAAGCAGCGGCGGCGTCTCACGCGCACGCAACCGCGCACGACGACGGCCCAGCGCCGCCGCCGCTTGACGGCGGAAAAACGGCGGAAGAACTCGCCCTGGCGGTTGCTGTCTGGCTGCGTCGCAAGGAGCAGGCCCGGGGGAAGCAGCCCCGCGGTACGCAGGGCAATGATCCGCGAATCGCTGCGTGGATCAAAGCCGGCGTCACCGGCCTGCAACTGGTCGAAGCCTATGACCTGGCCGTGCTGGACCGCGAGGCGACAGGCGACCAAGGACCCATCACCCCGGGTTTCCTGGACATCTTCGTCGCCAAGGTGCTGAACCCGCCGCAGGTGAAAAGCGCCGTCAACGGCACGCGCCCCGTCGTTTCGAAATCCGACCCGTTGGCCTGGTTGACCACGGCCTCAGGTCTTGAAGCGAAGGGCGCCGAGCTGGGCATCGTGCAGGAGCAGAGCGAACCGTTCCCCTCGTTCAAGGCCCGGGTGATTACTGCCGCGGGCCTTACCGAGGACGACAAAGCCCGCGCCCGTGCGGACCTAGGGGTCCATCTATGACCGGCACCGTCGAGTGCGTTAGCTGCGTGCTGTTCACGCTGCGCGAGGCCCCGAAGTTCGCCCAGCTCGGGCTGGGCCGCTGTGCCGCCATGACCGACCGCCCGGGCACCTTCGTCAGCCCGCAATACCCGCGCGAATGCCGGGACCACAAACCAGCGCCCGCGGCCAAGACGGCCGCGCGCATCGAATGGCTGCGCGACGTGCGCAGCGAGGGAGCATGATGCCGCAACAAATCGCTTTCACCGTGCCCGGCGTACCGCAAGGAAAAGGCCGCGCGAAATCCAGCTCGCGTATAGGTCGCGACGCCAAGACAGGGGCCGCCCGTGTTTTCACGCGCCACTACACGCCAGAGGCGACAGTGGCCTATGAAAGCCTGGTCAAGCTGGTCGCGGCCCAGGCCATGGCGGGGCGTGAAGCCTATACCGGGCCTATACGGATGGACCTGGACATTGTCCTGCCCATCCCGCAGTCCTGGTCCGGCGTGCGGCAGCGCCGTGCGGCCGCTGGCGAGATCGCGCCCACGGTCAAGCCGGACGCCGACAACGTCGAGAAGGCCATCAAGGACGGTTGCAACGGGGTCGCGTACCGCGATGACGCCCAAGTGGTCCAGGCCAGCAAGCGCAAGGTCTACGGCTTGGTGCCGGGCGTGGCCGTGGTGCTGACCGTGCTGGACATGGAACCCGCCCAGGGAGTGAAGAAAAATGCGCCGTGAAGCCGGAACGTTCTCATGCCCCGAACATGCGATCGCGGTGGCCTATCTGATGCTCGCCTATCCGATCGAGCCGAAGAACCCGACGCAGCTGATCTGCGAGGCATTGCAGGAGCGTTTCGACGTCGAGTACGAGCGCAAGGCACTGTCGGGCCTGACCCCGCACGACTGGCATGCGCAGGCGGTGTTCACCGTAAAGGTGATGGAGCGCACGCTGGGCACGGGCATTGGGTTTCACATCCTGCATGCGCAGTACGGCACAGGCGAAGAGGGCGCGGCCAGCGCGCGCCAAGTTTCCTTGTGGCTGAACCCAGAGGCGGCCATCGAAAGCCGAGAGCGCCAACTGGTGGACTTGTTGGTGACCAACATCCTGCGCGGGCGGCCGCGAATCCGTGACCTGTCTGACCTGTTCGATGTGCCCAAATCGAACATTGGGCGGCTGGCTACGGCCTATCGCGTGCTGATTGAGGGCGCGCGGCGCGCGGCCTTAAAACGACTCGATATACGCATGCGAGACGCCGAGATTGTCGTGGACTTGGAGGGGGACGTGAGGCCGACAGCGCTTGACAATGTGGGACAAGATGAGCAAAATCCGCCCAGACTCGTAGCAAGTACGCCTTGAAGAAACGCCCCGGCCAAAAACCGGGGCGTTTTGCATTTCTGCGCACAGCACGGGGGCAAGAGACGGCGACGACTGCAGGGCGGCCACCCTACAGCCGACAGCCGACCCACGGATCAAGCCCGTGAGCGACCCGAGGCCGTCCCACCTGTACAGGCGGGGGCTAAGGTAACACACCTGCAAAGTCACTCATGGAAGAACTACGCTGCACCAGCTGCGGGCGCAAGCTCGCCGAAACCACCGGATACGTCCGGCTCAACATCAAATGTTCCCGGTGCAAGACCGTGAACGCGTTTTCGATGGCCGAGAGTGCCCCGAGCGCCGAGAGCCACAATCAAGCATGCCGCCGAGCATCCAGCCCAGAGGTAAGCAGGCATGGAGGCCAACGGCCATAACACCGCCGCGCCGGCGCGCAAGCAGCCCGGCGTCAACGGTTTCAAGTACAAGCAGCGTTTCGGCGTGATCGTGCTGTGCGATGACGAAGGTCACCAGCAGCGCGTGTTCAACGATCTGCGCGAGAAGGGCTACCGCCTGAAGGTGGTAGCCGTATGAAAGTGTCCATTCAGCACCGTTGCGCCGACGCTGAGAGCTACCGCGCGGCGCGGGTGAAATCACTTTTTAACGTCGATTCTGGCGCCGCGTTCGACATGGACGTGGACCTGCCGATCGATGACGCCGAGTGGCGTATCGGCGTGGTGGTTGGGCCGTCTGGCTCGGGCAAAACGAGCATCGGCCGGGCGATCTCGCCGCTTTACTCGCCGACTTGGCCGGCGGACCGTCCAATCGTTGACGCGATCGCGCCGGCCGGCGCATTCGATGACGTGACAGCCGCTTTGTCCGCGGTGGGCTTGGGCAGCGTGCCGTCATGGCTGCGGCCGTATGGCGTGCTGTCCAACGGCGAGCAGTTTCGGGCCAATCTGGCCCGCTTGGTGGTCGAGGCGCCCGCAATGGCTGTTGTGGATGAGTTCAGCTCCGTCGTGGACCGCCAGATCGCAAAAGTCGGCGCCGGTGCGTTTGCGAAGGCGTGGCGCCGTACGGGCGGCCAGGTGGTGCTGCTGTCTTGCCACTATGACGTGCTGGACTGGCTCCAGCCTGATTGGGTCTTCGATACCGCTACGGGCACGTTTGATCGGGGGTCGGTTCGACGCCGGCCGCGCCTGGACCTGGAAATCGAGCAAACCGATTGGCGCTGGTGGTCGCATTTTGAGCCGCATCACTATTTGAAGCTGCCCAAAATGATTGCTGCCAGCAACTATGTCGCTTGGATCGGCGGGGAGCCAGTGGCGCACCTGGCCGTCAGCACCAGGCCAGGGCTGATCGAGGCGCGGGCCTGCCGTCTGGTTGTAATGCCTGAGTGGCAGGGCGCTGGAGTGGGCATGCGCTTTCTGAATGGCGTCTGCGCGGCCTGGCTGGCCGGCGACAACCGCTATGGCTTGCCGCTCCGATCGCTGTTTCATACAAGCCACCCGGGCTTGGCGGCTGCGCTTCGCCGCGATCGCCATTGGACGCAAGTGTCGGGTTCGCTTCACGGCGATAACAAGGCGCGCGGCTTGGCGTCGATGCGCCTTAGCGCAAGCCGGAAGGGCAAGCAGACGGCCGGCAGCGGCTACGGCGGGCACTTTCGCGCCGTGCAGGGCTTCCGCTACATGGGGGAGCCGACATGCGCATCATGATCATCGGCCAGAAGTGGCTGGGCGCGGCGCTGTTGCGCCAGAGCCTTGCCGAAGGCCACCAGGTGGTGGCCGTGGCCACTCCGCCGGCGGAAGGCAATGATTACGACCGGCTGTACGCTGCAGCACAGCAGCACGGCGTGCCGGCGTGCGCTACGAGAGGCCGGCTGAGCGCGGCGGATGTCCCGGAGGGCTGCGACGTGCTGCTGGCGGCGCATGCCCATTGCTTCATCGAAGCAGGCGCGCGGGCACGGGCAAAGCATGGCGCGTTGGGCTACCACCCCTCGCTGCTGCCGCGGCACCGCGGGCGCGACGCGGTCCGATGGGCGGTGCACATGCGCGAGCCGGTCACCGGCGGGACTGTATATCGAATGGACGACGGCGCTGACACTGGGCCGATTCTGGCGCAGGCCTGGTGCCATATTCGTCCGGGCGACACCGCCGCGGACCTATGGCGCCGGGAGCTGGCTCCAATTGGGCTGCGCTTGTTCTCGCAGGTGCTGGCGCAGCTGGCGCGCGGCGGGACGAGCGCCGGCCAGGCTCAGGATGAGGGTTTGGCCACCTGGGAGCCAGCTTTCAGCGCTGCCAAGTTGGCAAACATCAAGGTGTGATCATGGCCAGGTTGCCCAAACGCGCCGAGGGCGAGGGACGGCCGCGGCCGCCAGCCGAATGGCTGGAGTGCACACGCCAGTCCGGCGTGCAGCAGCTACGGCCGGCGCCCGAGATTCTCGCCTGGGCGCTGGGCTCAATCGTGGCGGGTAGTGGGTCAATCCACAACCCAGACCACGCGCACCTGGCCGACGCTGATCTTGCGTTCGCGTGGGCGTCGGCAGGCTTCCAGAAGGCTGGCCGTACGGTGCTGGGCCAGGCCGAGCAGGTTATGTTCCGCGCGGGCGGCTGGCAGAAAGCACGTCAAGAACAGCAGATGGTGGAGTGGTTCGGCCGGGTGCCGGCCTTTCTAATCACGCTTTCGGCGGACTACTGCGACACCTGCAGCGACTCGGACTTCTGCGCGCTGGTGGAGCACGAGCTGTACCACATTGGGCACAGCACCGACCCGTACGGCGCGCCTGCGTTCGACAAGCTGGGCCGCCCGAAGCTGCGGATTGTCGGGCATGACGTCGAGGAATTCGTGGGCGTGGTGGCGCGGTACGGGCCATCGGTGGACGTGCAGCGCATGGTTGCGGCGGCTGGCGTGGTGCCGGCCGTGCCACGGCTGGACATTGCGCGAGCGTGCGGTTGCTGCCTTAAGGTGGCTTGACCGGCCCGGCGACTTGAGATCTTTCGAAATTTCGCAATTTGGCCGCACAGGCGAACCGTATGGCAAAGCTCAACGACGGGCATAAGCGCTTCATCGTCCAGGCCTTGGCCTGCTGGGATACGCCCAGCCAGGTCGCGGAGGCTGTCAGGGAAGAGTTCGGCCTAGACGTGCCCCGCGTGCAGGTGGCGCAGTACGACCCAACCAAGGTGGCCGGCCAGAAGCTGGCCAAGAAGTGGGCGGAACTGTTCGACGCCACGCGCAAGCGCTTCCGGGAGGAAGTCGCCGAGATCCCGATCGCCGACCAGGCCTTCCGGCTGCGTGCGTTGGGCAAGATCTACGAACGGCATGTCAGCCGGGGAAACGTCGTCGGCGCCGCGGCAGTCCTTGAGCAGGCCGCCAAGGAGGCCGGCGGCGCATTCACGAACAGACGGGAGCACACGGGCGCCGGCGGCGGCCCGATAGAACAGAAAACGGTGGTGGTCGATGAAACACAAGTCGCCGCCGCCGTCGCCAAGCTCCAAGGCGACTACTGACCCGGCGGTCCTGCGCGCCACGGCAAAGGCCATGTGCGAGCAGGATCACCTGTTCTTCAGCCGGTACTTTTTCAAGCACCGCCAGGCCATCAAGTTCCGGGTCAACTGGCACCATGAACTGATCGCGGAGAAGGTGCAGGCGGTCATCGACGGCCGCATCAAGAACCTGGTCATTAACGTGCCCCCGGGTTCGTCGAAGACCGAGCTCGTCGCCATCAACCTGATGGCCCGCGGCCTGGCGCTGAACCCGCGCGCCCGGTTCCTGCACATCAGCTATTCCGACGACCTGGCGCTGCTGAATTCGCAGACCGCGAAGGAGCTGGTCCAGTCAGACGAGTTTCAGGAGTTGTGGCCGCTGAAAGTTGCGGCGGACGCCAAGAGCAAGAAGCGTTGGAATATCGAGGTCGACGGCCGAAAGGCTGGCGGCGTCTACGCGGTTTCGCTCGGCGGCCAGATCACCGGCTTCCGGGCCGGCCATATGGCGGACGGGTGGCAGGGCGCCATCGTCATCGATGACCCGCTCAAGGTTGGCGACGCTTATAGCAAGCCGCGCCGTGCCAAAGCAAACCGCGACCTGATCGCCACGGTGAAAAGCCGTCGGGCAAACCCCGACACGCCGATCATCGTGATCATGCAGCGCCTGGCGCAAGAGGACGTCACCGGTTTCATTGAGGCCGGCAACCTTGGGTCGGACTGGGAACAGGTCGTCATCCCTGCGCTGATCGATGACGCCTACGTCGCAGGCCTGCCGGCGTCCGTTCAGGCGAAGATCGACAGCAGCGTTCGGGACGAAAAGGGGCGTTTCAGCTACTGGCCGTACAAGGAGCCGCTGGCCGAATTGCTCGCCATGGAAGCCGGTGCAGGCGCCGACCAGGAGGGCGCGCGGGTCAGCCGCTACGTGTTCTCGGCGCAATATCAGCAGCGTCCGGCGCCGCTGGGCGGCGACCTGATCAAGGGCGCGTGGTTCGGGCGTTATGTGGTGCCGCCGAGGATCGTCTCGCGCAAGGTGTTCGCGGATACCGCCCAGAAGACGGCCGAGCGCAACGACTACAGCGTATTCGAATGCTGGGGCCTGGGCGACGACGGCAAGATTTACCTGCTGGACCTGCTGCGCGGGAAATGGCAGGCGCCCGAGCTCAAGCGCCGCGCCGTGGACTTCTGGGCCAAGAACAAGCCGTTCAACCCGAAGCTGTCGGCGCCGCTGCGGCAGTTGCTCATCGAGGACAAGTCCAGCGGTACCGGCTTGATCCAGGATATCGGCGCCGACGGAAAGATCCCCGTCAAGGGGGTAGAGCGCGACAAGGACAAGCTCACGCGGCTCATGGACGTGCAGAGCTACATCGAGGCGGGCCTGGTGTGCATCCCGGAGGATGCGCCCTGGGTGGCCGACTTCGTGACCGAGTGCGAGGCCTTTACCGCTGATGACACACACGCGCACGACGACCAGGTCGACCCCTTGGTCGACGCCATTAACGACATGCTCGCCACGGCGGGCAGCAACCTGGGGCGCTTCAAAGCGCTGGCAAGCAAATGATGAACCAAGACGGCTACCTGAGCGCGGTGCTGGGCCAGGCCCTGCTCGGTTCTTCGGCAGACAGCCTCGGCGCGCTGGACGATATGGCGATGTATGCCGAAGGCGGATTGCCGGCGCGCGTTGTGGACATGATCCCGGACACGGCAATATCGCGTGGCGTGGAGATCGTCGGCGATAACCGGGTGAGGGCCGAGCTTGATCGTCTTAAGGCGCTGCCTGCGCTTGCAGATGCGTGGCGCTGGGCGCGCCTCACAGGCGGCGGCGCAATCGTTCTCATCGCGAAGGATGGGCGCGCGCTGCGCGAGCCGCTGAACTTGGCAGAGCTGGATCGCATCGAGGAACTGAAGGTTTTCACGGTGGACGACGTCTCAGCCACCGAAAAGCGCTATTCCGATCCGAACGAGGCGAATTTCGGAATGCCCGAGCTGTACCGGGTAAGGACGCAGACGCCGGGCGCAGTCGCGGCCGAGTTCTTCGTACATGAAAGCCGGCTGATTGAGGTGCCTGGTGACCCGCTGCCGGCGAGGCTCAACCGCAAAGGTATCCCGTGGGCAGGGCGGCCGGCAGTGACTCGGGCGTTTCGCGCCATTCGGCGCTACAGCTCGGGGTTGCACTGGGCGCTGCGATTGTTGGAGAAAAAGCAGCAGGCCGTGCACAAGATGAAGGGACTGGCCGAGGCCATCGAGCATGAAATGGAGGCGGCCATTCGGAAACGGGTGGAGATGGTCGACGCCGTGCGCAATGCGCTCAACGGCGTGGCCGTGGACTCGGAGGACGACTATCAGATCCTGAGTTCCGACATGGGTGGCGTCAAGGACACATTGGCCGAATTCCAGATCAGCGTGGCGGCAGAGGCTGGATACCCCGTGACCCAGCTTTTCGGACGCTCGGCCGCGGGGTTGAACGCGACCGGCGACGGAGATCTGGAGGGCTTTTACACCTCGGTTGCAATGGGCCGGGCAGTGAAGGTAAACCCGGCGCTGGAGCGCCTGGTTTCGCTGATTCGCGCGCAGCGCAGTTTGGCCGGCAGCGGCGAAGGGCAGGGCGAGGCCTGGTCAATAACCTGGCCGGCCTTGAAGCCGCCGACCGCGAAGGAAGACGCTGATATCCGCAAGGCGAACGCGGAGGCACAGGCCCGGGAAATGGACGCGCTGGGGGCCGCTGTGGACAACGGACTCAGCACGGACGAGGCATACCGGTACATGAAGCAGGAAGGACTCTATGGCCTCATCCCCGACGCCGGCGGCGAGTCGGCCACGTCGTACGCCGCGGCCACCTAAGCAGTGGCGTTACCCGCAGGGTGACGAGCGCGATTATCTGCGCGCGCTGCGCACCCAAGCGGAAGCCGCCATCCTGGCGGTTGAGCGGCACGTCATACCGGTGCTGGACCTGGTGCTGCGCCAGGACGACCTGCGCAACACCCCGGAAGGCGACGAGGGTTGGTTTGAATCATTGCGGCGCGCCTTTATGGAGGCGCTCGGCGCGGCGACCGTGGCGGATGGCCAGGCCGAAGGGTTGGTCGGGCTGGTGGCCAAGCGTGTCGAAAAATACAACCGGGACCAGTTCCACCGCCTGCTGCGCCGCGCCTATGGCGTCGACGTCTTTAAGTCGGAGCCCGGCCTGGCCAGGGTCCTGCGGCCCTGGGAGGCCGAGAACATCGGCCTAATCAAGTCGATCCCCGAGCAGTACCTGGACACGTTGCACGGGCGCGTGGTGGCCGCGGTGCGCAATGGCACGTCGCTGCGCGACATGACCAAGCAGATCCGGGAGACGTACAACCTGCCTCGCAAGCGTGCCGAACTGATCGCCCGCGACCAGATCGGCAAACTGAACGGTGACCTGACCGAATACCGCCAGACCAATATCGGCGTCAAGAAATACCTGTGGCGCGGCGTCTTGGACGAACGCGAACGCGACGAACACGTCGAGCGGGAAGGGCAGGAGTTCGAATGGGACAAGCCGCCGCCCGACGGCCATCCGGGCAAGCCCGTCCGCTGCCGGTGCTGGGCGGAGCCGAAGCTGCCGCTGTTTGATGACCTGGACGCGTTGATCGTCCACTGAGAGAAAAATCATGGTGATGCGATTTGACCGGGTGCCGTTGAAGGCGACCCGAACGGACGAGGGCTACCTGACCGATACGCCGGTGCTGACGCGGACCGGCGTTTTCGAGTACCGCGACGGTGCCGGCCGCCTGCGCCGCGAGTATCGGCCGCCCGACGAGGTGTTCAACGCCGACTCGATGGCGAGTTTGCGCGGCAAGCCGGTAACGGACGGCCATCCGGGAAAGGTGACGTCCAAGAACGTGCGTCAGCACATGATCGGCACGGCGCTGTCCGGAGGCCGCCAGGACGGCGCCGAGAACATGGTCGGGGACATCCATATCTTCGACACCGGACCGGTCGATGCTGGCAACAAGGAACTGTCGCTGGGCTACGAGCTTGAGCTGGACGAGACGCCGGGCGTCTCGCCCGAGGGCGAGCGGTACGACGCCGTCCAGCGAAACATCCGATACAACCACCTGGCGGTGGTGAAACGCGGTCGCGCCGGCAACGCGCGGCTCAATCTTGACGCGGCAGACGCCGTAACGAAAACCGAAGAGGAGAATGACATGACCATGGTCAAAATCCGCCTCGATTCCGGCCTGTCGTATGACGCGGCTCCGGAAGTGGCGAACGAGCTGGAGCGGCTGCGCGCAGCGGTGACGGCCGCCAGCAGCAAGGCGGACACCGAGGCGGCCCGCGCCGACTCTGAGAAGGCGCGTGCTGACAAGGCAGAGGGCGACATTGCGAAGGCTCGCCAAGACGCCCACAGCGCCGCGCTGGCCCGCGTGAAACTGGAAGCCGCTGCCACGCAGCACAAGGTGGAATTCAAGGCCGATACCGCAGACCGCGCGCTGCGCGAGGGCGTCATCAAGGCCGTCCGCGGCGATTCTTTCGACCTGGCGGGCAAGTCCGATGGTTACGTGGAGGCGGCTTTCGACCTGGCCGTGACCGATGCCCAGGCCCGCCAGGACGCCCTGGCGCAGCAACGTCAGCAGATGGGCGGCCCCCAGAAGTCGCCGGCGGCAGCCAGCCAGCGCGCCGACGGCGCCGAACAGCCGACTTCCTCGCGCGGCGCGCGATCGGCATACCTTTCCAACCTGAAAAAAGGAGGCGAATGATGCCCCCCGTATATGACGACCGCATGGACGTCGCCTACGCCGGCATGAAGGCCGACCTGGGCTATGACGACGTGGAGACCTACGCCGCCGCTGGCAACATCCGTCCTGGCGTGTTCGTGGGCGACACCACCGACGACCGCATCGTCGCCGGCCCTGGCACGCGCATTCGCGGCCTGGCGCTGCACACGCACACCATTCCGCGGGAAGGCGGTTACCGCGAGTTCGACGCCGTCAGCGTGATGCGTGTGCGCCGTGCGTGGGCGCTGGTCACCACCGGCGGCGCAGTGACGAAGGATGGCCCCGTGAAGTGTGCCGCCGACGGCACCGTGTCGGACACCGGCGCCACCACGGTTCCGAACGCGGTCTTTCGCTCGGGCGCCGTCGAGGTCTCTGGCGGCAAGATTGCGCTGATCGAACTGCACGCGCCGTTTGCCGTCGCGCCCGCGGCCGCCTGACCGGCAGCCACAATCAATTAACCCAAGGCCCCGGAAGGGGCCTTTTTCATTGGGAACACCATGGACAAACACGAGCATTACGACGAGGCCGATCTGCCGGCCGTTAAGACTATCGTCGTGGCGCTGGCCGGCATGCGCGAGGACGAAGGCCTCTACACCGCCCGCCAGCTTGACTACGTCAAGACGCGGACCTATGACAAGAAGCTGCCGCCCATGATCGGCCTGCAGCTGGTGCCGATCTCCACCGAAGTGCCGGAATGGGCCGAGACCTTCACGTACACCATGTTCGATGAAGTGGGCATGGCCCAGATCGTCGCGAACTATGCGGCGGACCTCCCGCGGGCCGACGTGAAAGGCGAAGAAAAGGTCGGGATGGTTAAACCGATTGGCAATGCGTACGGCTACAGCATTGCGGAGCTGAAGGCGGCGGCCGCTAACCGCACCGATTTGCCCACGCGCAAGTCGATGGCGGCCCGCAAGGCCGTCGAAATCAAGCTGAACAAGATGGCGCTTATCGGCGACACGAAGTTTGGTCTGTATGGCCTGGTAAACCATCCGAACGTGCCGCTCGTGGTTGGTCTGAACGGTGACTGGCTGAATCCGAACACCACCGCTGATCAGATGCTGGCTGATTTGGACATGATTCATGACGCGGTGCCCAATCAATCCAAGGACGTGCACAAGCCGACGCGCATCGCCATGCCGACTGAGCAGCGCAGCAAGATCTTTTCGAAGCGCGTGCCGGACTCTGGTGGCAAGACCGTGGGTCAGTTTTTCCAAGACAAGCACCCCGGTCTGCAAATCTTGGGCGCCGCCGAGTTCAAGGGCGCCGGCGCGGGCGGCAAGGACTTGATCCTCGCGTACGAATACAGCGAGGAAAACCTGTCCATGGAGCTTCCCATGCCGTTCAACCAGCTGGCAGCGCAGGCGCGCGGCCTTGAGCTGGTGGTCCCCTGCTTGGCGCGTGCCGGCGGGGTGGTCGTGTACTACCCGCTCTCGATGGCGAAGGGGGAAATCTGATGCCGTACTACACCAATGCAACTAAGGCCGTCATCAACATCGGGGGTCACACCGTGATCGCCCCGACGAAGACGGCGAAGGTCGACCCGGAGATCCGCGGCGTGCAGGATCTGATCAAGCGCGGCATGCTGGTCGAAGCCGAGGCGCCGACGGATGACCTGCCCGAGACCAAGAAGGGTGGCAAAGCCGCGGATGACGCAGACGGCGCTAAGGAACCGTCCACGGTCAATGAGCTGAAGGCCTGGCTGGACGAGAAGGGCGCTCAGTACGGCGCATCGGCCAACAAGGCCGAACTGCAGGGCCTCTACGAAGCCTTGAAAGCCAGCGCGGAGCAGTAATCATGGCGGCCACTGTCGACGATCTGGACTTCCTGGCGCCGGCCGTGGCCTCCATGGCGCCCGCTGACAAGGAGCGGGCTCTGGCCATGGCTGCGGATTACCGGCCGGCGTGCCTGCCTGAGAAAAAGCGGGACGAGGCGCAACTGTGGTACGCGGCCTGGCTGCTGTACGGGATCAAGCAGCAGCGCGCCGCGGAAGATGACGGCGTGTTGGCCAAGCCCGGCGTCGTCAGCGAAAAGGAGGGCGACCTGCAGCGCACGTACGGCCAAGTCGCGGGCGCGGAAGATCCCGCAGGGTTCTACGGACGATACGAGCGTTTGGCGCGCATATGTGGCGTTGGCGCTTCGACCGTTAGGAGTACGCCCCGTGGCTGCTAAATCTATCGATCGGGGCCTGGCCGCCCACGTTCGCCTGGCCAAGGCGATCCATGGACGCGGTGTGAAATTCGGAATCCAGGCGAACGCAGGAAAGGACCCGGAGACGGGCGCGGACCTGTTGGACATTGCCATCTTCAACGAATTTGGCACCGAGACGGTACCCCCGCGCCCTTTCATGCGGGATTTCGTTGAGAAGAACGAGGAGGCGCTTGGCACGGCTATGGATCGTCTGGCCAGCGCTGTGCAGGAGGGACGAATTGGCGCTGACGCGGGGTTGGACCAGTTGGGCGCCTTCGTGGAGAAGCACCAGAAGGCGCATGTGCAGCAGTCGAAGAAATGGGCCAAACGAAATGCAGAATCAACCATCGCCAAGAAAGGCAGCGATGTGCCTCTGATTGATGACGGCTTGATGGTCAACGCGATCAGGTACGAAAAGGTGGGCAAATGAGCTTTCGAAAACCCCACGTGATCCGGACGCGGCTCCCTGGCCGCCGTGAGCGTGGCCACTGGATAGAGGGCGAACCCGGTCCGGACAAAACGATCCTGGCCTCGGTGCAGCCCGCCAAGACGGGCGACTACGACCAGTTGCAGGCGAACCCGGAAGGACGCCGCGTGCGCGCCGCCGTCCGAATCTACACGTCCGAGGTGCTGGATGTGGCCGGTCAGGATTGGACGAACGGCGACCGCCTGATTTGGGGCGCGGGACCGCTTGCGGGCGAGTACCTGCTGGTGGGCGTGGCGCCCTGGCAGTCGGGTGTGATTCCGCACTACCGATACCTGGCCGTGCTGCTGGCCGCCTCTGAAATGCAGTAAGCCCAAGGATTCCCGGCCGCCTGGTCCGGGGCCGGACGGGGCTAATCGTCCGGAGGACTCCCCAGGCCCGGCTGGGCATTCCAGGCTACCGGGTAGGGCGGCATCGAGTCGGCGCGCGCGTAGGCGTGGAGTGGCCGATAGCCCCATCGATGCTCTATTAATTTTTGGACGGCCATGAACCCCGAAGACGCGATTTTCGAACTGATCGAGGCCGCCGCGGGCGGTATGCCGGTGATCTTTGCCGACGACAACGGTCCACGGCCGGAAGGGCCGTACATCATGCTGGCTGTGCGCTGGTCCAAGGTCAGCGGCGCCGAGGCGGGGAGGGTGGACGGTGAGGGCGCCCAGCAAGTGCATCACCACGACGATGCTGTGGTCGAGCTGCAAAGCTTCCGAGCCGCGGCCTACGACGCGCTGGACGAACTGGCGCTGAGACTTCGACACCCCGTGTATGAAGACCGGGCTGAGGCGTTGGGCCTTGCCCTATTTGAGATCGGGCGCCTGCAGAACATTCCAGTCATGCGCGACACCGTGCACTTCGAGCGCCGCGGCATGCTGGAGCTTGGAATCCGATACACCCGTGTTCATTCCGAGTTGGTTGGCATCATCGAAACCGTCACCGGCACGGTGACAACGTCCGGCGGACTGAAGCCGGGCATCGAAACCCCCTTTACCGCGACTGTCGTGCCCGCGCCATAGCGGCCGCGACGCGCAATCGCCATCTGGCCGCCTCCTGGCGGCTTTTTTCATTGGAGCCGCACATGGCAAAAATCGACCGGATCGTCAACGTGGCGATCTCCCTGAACACCACGGCGATCAAGGAACAGAGCTTCTCTGACCTTCTCGTCCTGGGCGCCCACGCGCTGGGTGTCAACCGCATCATGGTGGTGACCGAGCCCGGCGAACTGCTGGACCTGGGTATTGCCCAGAATGATCCGCTTTATGTCGCCGTGCGCGATGCCTTCAAGCAAATCCCCACGGTGACCCGCGTATTTGTCGGCCGCCGCCAAGTGGACACTTCCCGGTTCACCGTGGCCACCGCATCGCTGTCGGACTATTCGGTCGCTTTGACTTGGCGCGACGCCGTGGGCGACATCAAGACCGCCCAGGCAAGCGTGGCCGGCGAAGCGAACAGCACGCCGCAAACTATCGCGACGGCGCTGGTTGCCGCAATCACTGCGGCGGGCGCACCGGTCACGGCGGTCGCCGTTGGGGCGGAGATCTCCGTCACCGCGAATGAGACGGGCCAGGCCGTTTCGGTGGCCGTGAAGGGCAACTTGCATCTGGCGGCGCCCACCAGCACCGAGACGCCGTCGGCGGCGCTGAATGCCTGCTTGCGTGAGAGCGCGGACTGGTACGGAGTGGCGCTGGCCAGCCGCGTCGAGTCCGACGTGCTGGATGCCGCCGAGTGGGTCGAGTCCAACGAACGGCTGTTCGGCGTCTCCAGCGACCAGGCCGGCATCATCGACGCCGCCGTGTCCAACGATATCGCCTCCAAGTGCCAGCAAAAGCAGTACTTCCGCACGCACGTCTGGTATCACGGCCAGGCGCGCACCGAGGCGCTTGAGGCAGCGATAGCCGCCAATCGCTTCACGTATTACCCCGGCGGTGAAACCTGGGCGAACGCGCGTCTGGCGGGCGTCACCTATGACAACCTGGCCGAAGGCCAAGCGCTGGCCGCGCACGCCAAGAACGCCAACACCTTCGAGCAGATGCGCAATTTCGCCGTTACGCAAAATGGCAAGGTCGCGGCGGGCGAATGGATCGACGTCATTCGTGGCCGTGACTGGCTGGCCGAGCAGGTCAAGATCAACGTTGCCTCGCAGCTGATCAACGCTGACGGCAAGGTGCCGTACACCGACGCGGGCATTCAGGTCATCGTGAACGGAATCCGGCAGGCGTTGATGCTGGGTCAGAGCCGAGGGCTGATCGCGCCGGATGAAATCGACGACGCGGGCCGGAAGATTCCGGGCTTTGTCATCACTGTGCCGCGCGCGGCCAGCATTTCGTCGAACGACAAAGCGAACCGGATCTTGCGGGACCTGAAATTCAGTGCCCGCCTGGCTGGCGCAATCCATGTTGCCGAAATCAAAGGCAACCTGACCTATCAACAACTGTAATCGGGGTGCATAAGCATGTCCGTTAAAACCTACGCACCGAATCAGGTGAAGATTGTCATGGGGGCTTTGCCCCTGTCGGGCCTGGCCGAAGACACCTTTGTGACGGTGACTGAAATCGGCGAGGGTATTTCGTCCGTCGCCGGCGTCGACGGCGAGGTGGCCCGTTCCATGTCGCGGGACTCCCGCTTGCGCATCACCGTCACGCTGATGCAAACCAGCGCCAGCAATGCGGCGCTGACGGCCTTGCACCAGGCCGACAAATCGACGGATGGCAACGGCGCTGTGCCGGTGGCCATCACCGATCTGCGCGGCACTTCGCTGCACGCCTCGGATTCGGCCTGGGTCGTGAAGATGCCGGACGCCGGATACGGCGCCAAGGTTGGCAATCGTGAGTGGACGATTGAAACCGGACCGTCGATCAACGTTGTGGGGGGTAACACCTAATGAGCGCCA